ATCAAGAACACCTTGTACAGTATCCTTCTTAGTTAAGTTTGAATCCCCTACATCTGCAAAGGTAATAACATCACTAGCAGTAATTGTATGGTCTGTCAGGGCTGTACCTACACCAAGCATACGTTGGTCTAATGTTGTTTGTGCCATTACAGTTTACTCCGTTCAGAAGTTATCTCTGCTTCTTTATTTTTAAGCCAATCGCTATCAGTTCCTAAGATCGCTTCTCTTAAACGGCGCTGAGTAATCTCAGCTTCAAGGTTTAAAATTGTTTTCTTTATTGTTCGTTCAGATGTTTTTGCTGCCCACGCATCCTCATCGGCAACACACGAATCAATCTCTGCTTCACTAAGGGCAACTTGCTCACCATCTACCACCTTGTATTTAAAATCCGATCTAGCCATCTTTAACTCCGTTTTCTTCGATATTGAAAAAATCGACCACTTGCAATGTTGCCACTGTTCATTGCAAATTTAACTGATGTGTGAGCTTCTGCTGAGTTATACCGGCCACCTCCAGTGAAGAAACATTGCCTTACACTTTCGTCCATAAATTCCCCAACAAACCTGTAACACGTTTGATTAGCTGCAACAGCGGGTGAAGCTAAATACAGTTGTGCAAATTGCAGCCCTTCACCAGAGCCGCTTCCAAGTGTTTCAGAAGTATAGGGACCATGAATCGCATCAGTTAAATTACCACCTAAAGACGTAGCTTGTTGAATGGCATGTCCACCAGATAAGTAACTACTTGTACGGTACGTTGGGCCAGAAACGCCTAATTCAATTTTCATGTACACGCTGTCGGTAGCAGGAAGAACATGCTCCAAAACATATTCGTAGTCGTACCCATCAACCATATTTGTAAATGCAATGTTGGCACTTGAACTTGCTGTTGATGAAGATACAAACTCCCAACCACCACCAGCTTCAGCCCATGTCATTACACCCGAACCATTTGTTTGCAGAAACTCACTTGCATTTCCGTCTGTAGTAGGAAAAGTTAAAGTGTATGAGGCTCCTGCACTATGTGCTGGTGATTTAAGTTTTATACCGTGACTATTTTGAGAACAGTTAAGCTGTATATACCCGTCTGTAGTTCCATCACCTTTGATAGTTGCACCAGGTGCAGATGACGTAGAAACTAAATCAAGTTTCCCTCGCGTTACAGAGTTATCTTCTATGACGGGAGCATTGCCAGCATCGTGGATAATGTAGGTATCAATTACAATGCCTGTAGTTACAGTGCTTGTTGTCGTAAGCGTTGTGCCACTTACAGAATAATCCGTAGCAGGTTTTTGGAGTACACCGCCTACACTGACCAACACTGAATTAGTAGAAGCTGACTTATCCAGTGTATAGGTAGTTCCTCCACTAGCTGTAAACGTCTTAAAAGTTACGCCACTGTTTCCTGCAAAATTTAAAAAGTTACTCATATTATGCCCACCTTAATACAACGCCACTAACACGAATTTCTTTAGTATTGTGAGTTGTGACCTTGTATTTCATTGAAGTGCCAGAAGGTTGACTACTAATGTCAACACTCCCTTCATAATTGATGAAGTTTGAATTTGTGGCCCCTGCTGCAAGCGTTACCTCGCTGTAGTTGCTTCCTCCATCTCGCGAAATAAAAGCCTTCAAGTCTGTATTGACCGTCACCGAATCGACCGGATCGGCTTGCACGGTAATAAAACCTGTTGAAGGCGCAGACAATGCAGTCAGCGCATTACTTATTAACGTCATGTTATCTGTGGTTAAATTTCTCCAAAGCTTAAAGTGCGAAATTGCGACGACGTTGCTGCCCGCATATGTGGTTATATACAGTTGCCAATATCGGTGTGCGCCAGCACTCGACCAAGTTTGTGTGTAATCTGAACTTTGCGTGAAGTTAAACGTACCAGCATCGGTGTAGCTGGCATTATCATCCGAGTAGCGAAATGAGCCTATTCGGCTACCTGAATAGCTACCGTAACCCATTCCGCCTTTAATGATGTCCTGTGCGTTTCCCGAACCAAAGTCGATTGTATAGCTTTGTAGCGGTGAGCCTGATCCTTGTGATGCTCCCATGTTCATACTTTCCGGGTTTTGACCCGACACATTTGAGCCGACGCTATAGACGGTGGACTGAGTCATCCAAGTCGTGGAGTCATCAGATACGAGGTCTTCAGCATCAGGGTTATGATAGTAATCGTTGGTAGCGTCGTAAGTGGCGTTGGTTTTAGTTGCTAAAGTATCTGAGTCAAAAGGGTCAGCAGCACCATTTGGAAAGTTGAGCGCAGCACCTTTCACATCGCTAACTTCAAGAGCTAACGCCCTTATATCTTTGTCGGATGGCAAACCTGTCGTTTTTTCAGATGTTACTGCTGCGTTAGCTATGTGGGCAGTATCAATAGAGCCGTCCACATAGTGTTGACTATCTATAGCATCATTAGAAATCTGAGATGCTTGTACGTTTGTTATGTTGCCCGTTAAAAAACCTGACATATTACACGTCCTGTTCTAGATAACTAATGGTCGCTTCCAGTTTCGAGCTGGCATCGGCTTTCATCCGAAGAACATCCGAAGCGTTCAGCACCAGCTTGCCGCCTTGTAATAAACTCAAGGTATCCTTAACCGGAATACTGATGTCCTTGACAATGGTGCTATCAGTTCCTGCTGCACTATCTATCTTACACTCAAACGTAGCAGCATCCGTTGCGTGGATGTTTGCAATTTGTAGTCCAATAATTGTGTAGGCTTTGCTGGCTGTGCCAACCAATGCCCTGTTTGCAGAATCAGTGATAGCTGAGTGAACTACCGCGTATCCTACACTTTTTAATACGTCTGCCATTTTAATCTCCTAACCTAATGCTAATGCTAGACCAATACCAACGGGTCCAACTGGGCCTGTTGCACCTGTAGCACCTGTTGCGCCCGTAGCACCAGTTGCTCCTGTAGCTCCTGTAGAACCAGTTGCACCTACGTTTCCTGATCTAGAAAAAGATACACGTAGTACGTCTGCACTAGACCACGATCCTCCTGATGCTACATGTGTTACAGGTATTTGCAACCAAGATGTATTATCAGTAATTGTTCCGGTAATACTAAATACAGCAAAGTTTTGAGGATAACCTGTTTCACGTATAGTTAACGTAGCTTTAATTGTATTGGTACTATCATCCCATGTTACAATAAATGGAGATATATCAGGATTACCAGAAGCATTAGTAGAATTAGAAACAGCTATATTAGTTGCACTTGCAATTGTAGCATGATCAAATCTAATTTCTCCAGTACCAGGATCAGCCATAGATGTACCAGTATCATACTTGTATTCTATAGCTCCATCAAATAAAGCTGAACCACTAGCTAAAGTAATATTACTTACATTAAGTAAGTTATTACTATTCATATCCAAATCAGCAGACATGCTGTTTGGAGTTGTTCCATCTCTACTTAAAGTATTTTCTAGTGCAGTTTCTATTAATGCACCGTTAGCATTAATTTGATTTACTGCTGTAGTTTCATTTGATGTAAGACTAGTTAAATCTGTAAGGGTAAGTTTTGCCATTAGCTTACATCCAACTCAAAAGTTATAGTTGCTCGACAAGCTGTTGAGCTTGCACCATCAGTAATAATTTCTATAGCTTGTCCTGCGGTTAAAGTTTTCTGTCCACTAGGAGTTGAGCTATCAACTGTACCAGCAGCAGAACCAGAATGAGCAATTGTAATAGCACCGTTAGTTACTAATGTTCCTCCTATCTCAAACGTTAAACCACAATTAGCAGAACTAATTGCGTTGTTAATTGTTGAGAAAATTTTATTTATATCGCCAGCAATAGGAGTAACAACAAAGTGTGAACCCGCTGTAGAAATATCAGGAATAGTATATGTTAAATAAGATTTGTTAAGATTTTTAACACTAGAAGTATTGATTGCGTCTTTATCTACTTTTTCCCATGTACCAGAGCCAGAGCCATTAGCTACATAGACGTTGTGAGCAGAAGCACTTGCGACTCCTTTGGGTTCATGGAGAGCGGCTCCTGTTAAATCTTTATGGTTAACTGTCATAAGATACCCTCAAGATTAACAAAAGTAAAACTGGGGAGAACCGAAGCCCTCCCCAATCTTATATTATTTACGGTACTCAATTACCAAGTCAGCTTTACCAGCGGTAAATGCAGCCGTGGCATAGTTTGCACAAACAAACACTGGACGATCACCAGTTCCTGCAATGTTAGCAGCACCAGAACCAACCAATGCTCCGTCACATGCTACATGATCCCCGATAGCGTCAATTGCCGTAATAGCAATCGTTGCATCAATTCCATCAGCATCATTGACAGAGAACGTACCATCACCATCATCGTTAAAGACACCCATTGTCAGAGTAGCAGAACCACCTGAAGTAAAGGCTTCCGTAACGTAAAGGGTAGCACTAACAATGTGCGCTCCATCAGGAATACCGACAACTGGGTGAGTACTAACCAACGCAGCGGAAGAACCAAGGTCAGTTCCTACAATGCTTGTTACATGTTGGTGCGTATCTCCAGAAGTACTGAAACGTCCTTCTTTATGCGCCGTAGCTTTTTCAAGACCAAACCGAATGTTAAGTCCATCAGCGTTAGTGTAAAATTCGTTAGCAGACATATCAAGTTCCTCCCTTAAACTTGGTCAGTGTCACTAAGGACACAAACGAGGTTTTCAGGACGGAATAGCTTGACACCGTAACGAGCAGTGGTAACGTACTCTTCACGCTGGAAGTCTTTATTATACTCTGAATCTACTTGTGGCATTTGACGCCATGCACCAACAAAAGGTAGTACATCAGCAGAGGCAGAGAAGAACATATTAGCCTTACCAGCAGCAGTCGTAACAGAGTCTATAGTTTCGTTTGCATCAGCAAGATAGTTGCTGGTGTAAACATCGAAACCATAAACGTTCTTTACAAACTTCATACCAGTTGCGATACCGTCACTTACAATACCTTCCCAACGTGGGTTATTACTTACGTTAGAAAGTTGAGTAAGAGTATTGAGAGTATACTCAACAGACGGATCAACAATAGCAATTAAGTCCGTATCTGGAACGTTAGCCTTCTTAAGACTATAACGAGCTTTAGCAAAGTCTGCTACAGTAAATACTTCATTGGTCCCTGAAGCAACAAAACGGTGTGGTGCACCATTAATGTTGTTCAAGTCTGCAGAAGTCTGCTCAGACTCTAG